AGAGATGTTGTAGATTGTTCCGAGCTGCTCAATGAACTGCTCAATAAAACCATAATGGATAACATTTCCTTCAGTGGATATTAAGTAACCCTGCTTTTTCCAAATGTCGTATGGGACATGATCTTTGCTAATCCTGTGTTCCATATTTTCTTCCGGAATCCAGAAGTATGGCAAAACATAATAATTGTCATCTTTATCATTTGGAGGGAAGACTAATACAAAGGCAGTAATATCGTTAGTGCTAGATAAGTCTAGACCACCATAACATAGCCTTCCTTTCAAATCTTCAGGAGAAAATGACACCTTGCAATCATCCCATTTCTCCATTGGCATCCATCTGATTGCTTGCTTTGTCCATTGATTTAATCTAAGTTGTCGGAACGTATTCTCCTCAACAGGATTTTGTCTAGCAGATTCAAATGCTGCTTGAACCTTATCCATCTGAACAGTGATACCTAAAGAAGGATTAGCTTTCTTCCAAACTTTAGGATCAGTCCAATCATCATCCATTTCAGCACCATAGATGACTGGATAGAATGTTTTATCCACTCTTCTACCATCTATGATGTCTTTGGCTTTTTGGTGTTGTTCATAGCAAATGCTATGAATGTCAGTCCCTGCCGTGGTGATAAGAAAAGCTAACGGTTGTTGTCTAGCATCACCACTACCTTTGGTCATGACATCGAATAATTTTCTATCAGGTTGAGCATGAAGCTCATCAAAGATGAGACCATGAACGGAGAAACCGTGTTTAGAATATGCTTCAGCGGATAATACCTGATAGAAACTATTAGTAGGAAGGTATACGATTCTTTTTGTCGCAGCGAGAATCTTACATCTCTTATTTAAGGCTGGGCACATACGAATCATGTCAGCAGCTACTTCAAAAACAATAGAAGCTTGTTGACGGTCACTCGCACATCCGTACACCTCTGCGGATATTTCATTATCGAAGCAAGTAAGGAGTAAAGCAACTGCTGCCGCTAATTCAGATTTTCCTTGCTTCTTGGGTATTTCAATATAAGCAGTGTTAAACTGACGATAACCATTAGATTTTACTATTCCAAAGAGATCGCGAATGATCTGTTCTTGCCAGTCAATTAACTCGAATCTTTCACCAGCCCATACCCCTTTTGTGTGGCAGAGCTGTTCAATAAAATCTACTGCAAAATCCGCTTTTTCTTTATCGTAATGAGAATTTTTATCCTTAAACCTAGTCGGCTTGTACTTCTTTAGTTTTCGTATCAACTTCAATCACCAAATCCGAGTATGGGATATCAACCCCATCTCTACGACAATAAACACCTTCACTATTACCAGTATTCTCAACATATCTGCGAAGAATGACTGAAGCGTACTTTTCATCAAGTTCCATCGTATAGCAGATACGGTTAGTGAGTTCACAAGCCATCAAAGTGCTACCGCTGCCCCCGAAGGTATCAACAACAATAGCGTTTTCTTGTGAGCTATTCTGAATTGGGTAAGAAAGAAGGTCGAGAGGTTTTGAAGTGGGGTGGTTCTCATTACGTTTTGGTTTTTTGAAATTCCACACAGTAGTTTGTTTTCTATCGCTGTACCACTTATGGGTTCCATTTTGTAAGAATCCATAAAGAACTGGTTCATGTTGCCATTGATAATCAGATCTTCCTAAAACGAGAGAGTCTTTCACCCAAATGCAGCATCCCGCTAAATGGAATCCTGCTTCTTCAAAGGCAACTCTGAATTTAGTTCCTTCTGTATCAGCATGGAAACAATATGCACTAGCACCCGGAACAGCGTTATTCACTAGATTAACAAATGCACCATATAAGAAGTTTGTGAAGTTATCACCTTTAAGTGCATCGTTTTTAATCTTTAATCCTGAACTAGATTTGAAATCAACTCCATATGGTGGGTCGACAAGAATAAGATTAGCTTTCTTGCCGTCCATTAAAGCAGTTACATCATCTGGATTAGTAGCATCACCGCAGTAAAGACGGTGTCTACCCACAAACCAAATATCACCTCGTTTAACAAATGAAGCTTTTTCTAATGCTGCCGATAAATCGTAGTCATCATCTTCCACTTCTGTTTTTGTTTTGAAAAAATCATTTAATTCTTTTTCATCAAAACCAGTGAGAGATAAATCGAAGTCGCTAGCTTCTAAGTCAGCTAATTCAACTTTTAGCATTTCTTCATCCCAACCAGCATCCAAAGCGAGACGGTTGTCTGCAATAACATAAGCTTTTCTTTGAGCTGGGGTGAGATAGTTTTCTTTAATACATGGTACTTGTTTCATACCTAATCTTTGAGCGGCAATGAGTCTGCAGTGACCTGCTGTAATAACATAATCCTCACTGATGAGAATTGGGTTAATAAAACCGAACTCTTTTATCGACGCCATTACTTTGGAGATTTGTTCATCGGTATGAGTTCGGCTATTGTTCACATATGGGATTAACTTTTCTACATCAACGAGTTCATAATCGAGTAATTTTGTGTCCATTATAAAAGTCCTCCTTCTGCAAACTTCTCAAATCCACCACGCCCGATGATGAATTCTCTAGCAATTTCCACTATTTCTGAGTAAGGCTTACCGTCGACATATTCATCACCAATGGCACAGGAGAGAGAAACAACCTCTCCAGTTTCTTGAGCTTTTAAGAATGCATAAATATTTACAGAAACATCTGCCTTTGATAAATCTTTGCCATGTAAGCCACCACCGGATACTGAATCAGCCATATCAGAACCCAATTTTCTGTTAGTGGCTCCGCAGTCAACTCCAGTACCGCCAGTCCAATCACCTAATGGGTTGATGATGGCATCAGGATACATTTCTTTTAAGTCTTCAGTTTTAGCATTGCTTTGACAAATAATTAGCTTTTCGCCATCCAGCACATATTTGCCATCATATGGGTAATGAAAAGTAATCTTGTTAGCAATATTACAGAGCACCTTCTGTTCTTTGGTTAGTGGCACACCTTTGAAGATGCCGTTATCACCACACCTAACCATTCCTTCTTGGTTATGAGCTAAATGTGGGTCTTGCGGAACCTCAACATAGTCCACTTCCACTTTTCCAGCGATGCGTTTAACAATCTTTTTAATTCTTGAGGTATCAAGTAGAACAGATGTCTCAGCAATGATGTGACATACACCATGACCAATCAACACCTCAACCGCGATTCTAGGGTTTTCCTGAGTGTTATAAGCTAAATCGACAATCGCACCTGCAATTCGATCAGCAATTTTGTCAGGATGATATTTGTTTACTCTTTCGTAAGCCATGAATAATCCTCCTAAGCCATGTAGATGACTGAATCACCAAAAGTAGCTTTGATGTATTCAGCGATGTTTTCTTGTTTTAAGGCTTCAATCAAAACGAGTGTCTTCTCTGACTCTTCGTTTCCTTCTTTCACCGCGATAACATTAGCCATCTTCTTCGCAATGTCAGAATTTTTATCTTCAGTAACTAAACACTTATCAACCACTCCGGAAGAAAGAGCATAGTTACCGTTAATCACTGAATATTCACAGTCGGATAACATAAGAGGAATGTTTTGAGCTTCCACTCTTACGATGTTGGCATCATCCATTCCATGTAGTGCGAGTAAAATATTCGCACGGTCATAGTTGCTCTTATCGCTTGGGACAATGATTTTGTCGCCAAGTTCGTAATCAGCAAGTGAGCTCTTCTTGCCGCCATAGATACCCATTGGTTCAAAGTGAGCATCCATCACTGGAACTAAGTGAGTATTGTTAGATTCATTGAATTCATTAAGATATGGTTTGTGTTGAAAGTAGTTCGCATCAAGTTCTCCGTTTTCTAATGCATAATTTGGAAGAACATAATCATCAAATACTTTAATTTCTAGTGCAAATCCCTTGTTTTTCACAAATTCTTTAGTTTGCTCCAAGATAAGAGCGTGCGGTGTCGAAGAAGCACCAACCACTATCTTCTTATTTGAATTGTTGCATCCTGCTAGCATAAGCACAGGCAAGCAGACAAGCACGAGTAAACTTCTTAATGTTTTAAGCATAAAATCCTCCTTAATAGCAACCTCACTAGGAAGTTGTTTGTTATTTGAATAATTGAAACAATAACCACAATGATAATGACCGCCTTAGCAATCACTCCCCAATCGAACCTTTGGAATCCATAGACAATCGCGTAATTGCCAAGACCACCTCCACCGACTACCCCTGCCATCGCGGAATAACCGATGATGTTAATTAAGGTGATGCCGATTGCGTTCACCAAATAAGGAACCTTGCTGGCCCACTTGATTTTGATGAGGATCATTAAGTTAGAAGCTCCATCGATCTTGGCAGCTTCAATAATCGAGTTAGGGACTTCTGATAAAATCTCTTCAATGAGCCTAGCCTCAAAAGGTATCGCACATATTGTTAAAGGCACTATCAACGCGGTAGTCCCTATCGCTGTTCCAATGAGAATCCTCGTAAATGGAAATAGGAACACAACGAGCAATATGAATGGAATACTCCTAAACACATCTATTAGACGATTTAAGACAAAATTGAGTATTCGGTGAGGAATTAATCCACCCGGTCTTGTTTCTGACGTCAATGAACCTAAAATCATAGCAATAGTCCATG